GTGGAAAGAGTCGCCGGAGATACAAGATTTCGAGACATAACTTACGATCCGCTTCCATCGCAACGTAAATTTCACAGATCGACGGCCCGCTTCAAGGGATTTTCGGGACCAATCGGATCGGGAAAGAGCCTGGCCCTGTGCCACGAAGCGGTCCGGCTTAGTTATTTGAATCCGGGAAGGCAGGGATTGGTGGGAGCACCCACCTATCCGATGTTGCGAGACGCAACGCTGGTCAGTTTTCTTGAGTTCCTGAACACGAATGGTTTGCCATACGAGTTCAACAAGTCCGAGTCCGTGCTGCTGATGAAGGACACGGAGTCGCGGATTTATTTTCGCGCTGTGGATGAGTTCGAACGGCTGCGCGGAACGAACCTGGCGTGGTTTGGACTGGATGAGCTGAGTTATACGGCTGAAGAAGCGTGGTTGAGATTGGAAGGGCGTCTGCGAGACCCGCAGGCGACACGGCTGTGCGGATTTGGCGTTTGGACGCCCAAGGGTTTCGATTGGGTCTACAAGAGATTTATCCGCGACTGCGTGAGCGGTTATGAAGTTGTACTGGCGCGGCCCTTTGAGAACAGGTTTGTGCTGGACAAGGTTCCGGATTTCTACGAGCGGCTGAAAAACAGCTATGACTCGAAGTTTTTTGAACAGGAAGTTCTGGGCGAGTATCTGAACGTCCAGTCGGGCGTGGTGTACCAGGGGTTCAATCGCGCGCGGAATTTGAGGCCGTTGGAAGTGGATGAGCGTCTGCCGCTGTTTTGGGCGCTGGACTTCAATGTGGACCCGATGAGTTCGATCGTCGCGCAAAAAAAGGGGGACGACATCATCGTGCTGGATGAGATTGTGCTAAGCCGGGCCAGTACGGAAGAGGCTTGCGATGAATTTCATTCGCGCTATCCGGACCATCCGGGCGGCTTGGTGATCTACGGAGATGCAACCGGCCAGCGCTTGCAGACGGCCGGAACGACGGACTACCGGATCATCAAGGAATATTTTCTGCGTACAGCGAACAAGTATCCAAAGTTTCGTGTGCCGGCCAGCAATCCCAGTGTCCGGGAACGGATTGCCCTGGTGAACGCAAAGTTGTTTTCGGCGAAAGAAGAGGCGCACCTGTTCGTTCACCCGCAGTGCAAAGGCTTGATTACGGACTTCGAAGAAGTGATCTTCAAGCCTGATAGCAGCGTGATCGACAAGGAACGGGACCCGAAGCGGACGCATTTGTCCGACGCGTTAGGGTACCTGATTTGGCAGGAGTGCAGGCCACAAGTTTCCTTTGGAGAGCAAGACAAGAGACTGTTCTAAACCGAACCGCGACCGTAAGGAAGCGGTTTCCCGGATATTGAAAACTTTTATGAGCGACGGCAAGATCAATTTCGACATCAATCACGAGCATCCGGAATTCGCGATAAGGCGCGCCATGTGGCGGCAGTATCGAGATCTGTACGCCGGCGGCGAGCAATTCAAAGTCAGCGCAGACCAATATCTTGTGCGCAGGCAGAAGGAACCAGGCGACGTCTACGGAGAGAGATTGAGCCGGAGTTTTTACGAAAACTACATCGGCTCGATTATCGATTGGTACACGGCTACGCTATTCCGCCGCGAACCGCGCTTGATGTTCGACGGAAAAAACGAGCGCGCCAAGAAGTTTTTCGGCGAGTTTACCGAAGACTGCGACCGGAAGGGCAGTTCTCTCGCCGAGTTCTTTCGCAAGCAATTCGTAGAGGCGCTGGTTTGCGGGAAGAGTTACATACTGGTGGACTTTCCGCGCCTGAATGCTCCGGCTGGAACGCGGGCCGAAGAAGACGAGCGCGGCGCATCACGCGCATATCTGGTGAGCTACGCCGCGGATGAGTTGATCAATTGGAGCCACGACGAGTACGGGCACTATCAATGGGTCGTGCTTCGTACGCAGAGCCTTCGTAAAGAAAAGATCGAAGACTCGGTGTGGGTCAAGCAAACGCGCTGGATCTACTACGACAAAGAAAATTACCGTGTGTACGAACAGGCCGAAAGCGGAACCGGCGCCAAGGAAATTGAAATTGTCGCCGAAGGACGGCACGGCCTGGCAAAGTTAGCGCGCGTGCCGCTGGTGGAGCTTCGGGTTTCCGAGGGCTTGTGGCTTTTGAATAAGGCGGCTTCACTACAGCTCGAGCATTTCAACAAATCCAACGCGCTTGGATGGGCGCTGACCATGGGGTTGTTCGCCATGCCCGTGATCTATTCCGAGCGCGACTGGAATCAAGTGATGGGCGATTCCTACTACATCCAGCTTGGTCCTCAAGACCGGTTTGGGTGGACGGAACCAACCGGACACGTGTACCAAATTGCGGCCGACAACCTGGTGCGGCTCCAGGAAGAAATTTACCGCGTATGCTACGTGACGCACGCTGGCGGACCCCTATCCGGGAATCATACGAAATCCGGCCTCAGCAAACAGCGGGATTACACCATCACCCAAGAGGTGCTGCGCGCCTATGGCGACGCGGTGAAGGACTGCATGAAGCGGGTGCTGCGCGCTATCGACGCGGCCCGCGAAGACGGCGTCAATATCGATGTTTCCGGCATGGATGAGTTTGACATCGGCGACTTTGGGAATGAACTGGGCGAAGCCGAGAGGCTCCTGAATTTGGGAATCGATTCGCCGACTCTAAAAAAGCAAGTGTTCAGAAAACTCGCATTTCAGTTTCTTTGCGATTTGCGGCAGGACGTAAAAGACAAGATCGGCCGGGAAATCGATCAGGCCAAATAGCAGAAACCGAACCGCGACCGTAAGGGAGCGGTCAACGCTTTTAGTTAACAGAGGAGAAAGAAGGAGGCTTATGGACGAACCGAAAACGGATGGAACGGAATTGCGCTCTGTGATTCGTGGAGTGATTGAAGAATTTGTGCGCGCCGAGCAATCCAAGGCGGAGCCCGCGTACAAAGTGGAATTGCTGGACGAGCGCAAACGGCGTGAAGAACTGGAACGCCGCTTTAACGACCTGGTTCAGGAAAACCAGCGCAGCCGGCAAATGGCGGAAGAAGCCGACCGGGGCTCGACGATTCGCGCGGAATTGCAGCGGCTGGGTGTGGCAAAAATCGACCTCGCGTATCGCGTCGTGAAGGACGACATACAGCGTGGCGAAGACGGCCGCCTGACAGCGAAAGGCGGGCAGGGCGACGTGTCCGTCAAGGAGTATCTCACACAGTTCGTGCAAGAAAATCCGGAGCTATTGCCGGCTCGCATTACGGGCGGCTCGGGTATGGGGTCCGGGTCGAAGGTGGCGCCGCATGGGGGCGGACTCGACTTGGATAAGATTCGCCCCGGAATGAATCCGGAAGATCTGGAGAAGATGCGCCAGGAGATCTCGCGGGTAGCAAGTCAGACGCTGCGAGGATTTTGAGGATTCGGCGGGGAGTAGCGTGACAGGCAAACACCCGGCGTGGAATGAGATCAACAAGAAAGGGAAAGACAGATGCCAGTAATTACATCAGCAAATTTAGCGAATGCGATCGTGAAGTTAGTGGCCGTGGATGCGCTACCCGCGCTCACGGGCAATCTCATCATGGGGAACTTGGTCAATCGAGACTATGAGCCGATGTTGGCGCAGGCGGGGGATACGGTGAACGTGCCGATTCCTCCTACGCTGATCGCTAACAATCTCGCGGAGGGGGGCACAGTACAGACGCAAAATCCGAACTTGGGCAATGCGCAGATCGTACTGAACACCCATGCGGAAGCGACCTTCCAAATTCCGGACGTCACAAAAGTTCTGGCGGTGCCAGACCTTTTGAAGCTGTATATGCAGCCGGCGGTAGTGGCGCTCGCGGAACGAATCGAAACCGATCTATTGGCGCTATACGCGCAATTCACGGCTAACGCGGTGGTCGGCTTGCCAGGTATGGCGATTACCGAAGCCATCATCGACTCGGCGGAAACTGCGCTGTTTCAGGCGAAGGTGCCGGCCAGCGATCCGAAGTATCTGGTGGTGGATCCGGCCACCTACTCAGCGCTACGGCAAATTCCTCGCTTCAGCGAATACTACACGGCCGGTGAGGCAGGGCTTCGCGCGCTGGTGGATGGCGCCGTCGGGAAACTGAAAGACTTCTTCATATTCCGATCGCAATTTGTGCCGAGAACCGGAAGTGGTCCGGTCACAACGCACAACACCGCATTTGCAAAGAATGCCATCGGCCTGGTGGTTCGCCGCTTGCCGCAGCCGTTGCCGGGCACCGGGGCGGTGGCCGAATACGCGGAAATGGGCAATTTCGGCCTTCGCGTTGTGATGAGCTACCAGCCCAACACGCTGGCCCAGCAATTCACCGTGGATGTGCTGTACGGCGTGGCGGTTCTGCGGAACAGCTTCGGTGTGCACGTCGAGAGCTAGCGTAGTGCCCAGAAAATAACTAGTGGCGCAGACGATCGCCTTATGTCGTCTGCGTCGTTCCCGGGATAAAGGAAACCAAATGGATCTAAGAATGTTTTATCAAAAGCTTCGGAAAATCGAACAGCAGATCGCCGATCCCCATGTTGTCGTGGTCAGTAACGAGACGCCCGATGGCGGTCGGGCCGGTCAGAAATCAGAAGTATCAAGGCACATCGCGGCAAAGCTTGTAGTTGAAGGGAAAGCCCGGCTGGCAACGCCGGAGGAGAGCGCCGAATTTCACGGCGTGATCGAACAAGCGCGTCAGGAAGCCGAACAGCAAGCGTTGGCCCAGAAGATTCAGGTCAATGTGGTATCTGAAGCGGACTTCCGCGCTATCAAGTCCACGCCGGCGCGCGCGGAGAAGAAGTAGGTATGGCCCTATTTACGGACGGTCCCGTCAACAAAATGATCGACCTCCAAAAGTATGAAAACGCCATTCTGGACGTAACCGCCACGGAGAGTATCGATCTTGACGCCAAGATCGCGCTGGCGCAGGGCGAACTCGCAACCGAACTTACTCTGTTTCTGTTACGACGATTTCCTCAGCGGGATTTTCTGACGACAATCCGGCGCACCATTGGAGTAAGTGACGTTGCCGTGACCGACCAGTTAAGGCAATGGCATGCCCACAAGGCGCTGGCTTTGGTCTATCGCGATGCGTATAACAACCAACTCAATGACCGGTATCGGGGGAAGTGGACGCAGTATGAGCAGTTGGCGAAACGCAGTCTTCAGGACTACTTGCAAATCGGTGTAGGACTGGTGGCAAATCCGATTCCGAAAGCGGCTTCGCCGGCGCTAAGCACGTTGCCCGGCTCGGCCTCCGGCGGAAACTTTTATGTAGCAGTGACCTGGCTTAACCAGCCGGGGCAAGAAGGAAGTCCGAGTGATGTCGCGCAGATCTCGACTCTGGATGGGCAGCAACTGGTTGTAACTTCTCAAGACCCTCCAGCCACTGCGACTGCGTGGAACGCCTATGTGGGCCAAGGCCCCGACGCACTTAGTCTCCAGAATGGGAACGCGATTGTGGTTGGCGCCAACTGGACTCTGACTGGCGAATTGATACAGGGCACTCGGCCGGGCAATGGTCAACAGCCGACTTGGTTTCTCGCCGATCAGCGGCTGATCGAGAGGGGTTAACGGTGGCACAAATCGCCGGCATCACCACTAAGAAAGCCATTGCGGTACTTGTCGCGCAGGGAGGCATTCCCGACACGGTGGACGCGCTATCGGCGCAGCAGGAATTAATTCTGCCTGCGTTTTTGGCGCAACAAATCATACCCCAGAATGTCGCGCCAGAGTTATCGGAACGGAGCGCATCGAGCAAATACCCGCTGGTCTATGTGTATTGCAGCAAGATAGTGAACCAACTTCGTGAAAAGTTCCGGAAATTTTCGGGAACCGCCCAGATGATGGTTGAGGCAAGAGTTTCATTGGACCGGCTGGAGGAAATGGAGTCGCATGTGCAGTTCTACGCAGACGCCATCGCCCAGGTGCTGGACAACAACCGCGGTGACTGGGGAGATGGAGTGTTTTATGGCGGAGGATATGAAGTTACTTTTGGTGGCGTGAAGCACGGCGGGCGCAATTTCATCCAAACCGCCAAGGTCAGTTTCGACTTGGAGATCAGCACGGACTAAAGGAGAAGTCCTCCCGACATATTATTTATGGCTTACATTTTATCGAACGACAATCGCTTCTACGTTGCGTTGGAGCAGAGCTATGGCAATGCCCCGGTCATCGGAGATGTGAACCGCATCCCGGCAGTGTCGCTAACCGCCAAACAGAAGACGGAAAAGGTTCAGCGTAAGGACAAGACAGGCTCCAGGACATTCGCTGGAAATCCCGCGGGCCTGCGAAAGGAGACGACTTTCGATCTCCGGACTTACATGACTAACTGGGCGGATCCGGCCAACCAGCCTGCGTACGGGCCTCTATTTCAAGCTTGCCTGGGCGGAACTCCAATGCTTTCGGCCGGAGGAACCGCGGCATCCGCAACTAATGCCGGCAGGGTTACATTTGCCGCGCCGCATGGGCTTGCTCCGGGCCAGGGGATTACGAGCGGAGGTGAGCTTCGCTTTGCCTCTGCAATTGTCGATGACCACACAGTTCAGCTCAACGCACCATTTTCGTCCACGCCAGCGGCCAACGCTCCCATCGGGCCAACAGCGGTCTACGCCCCCGCGGGGAATTTGAAAAGCGTCACACTGTTTGACTACTGGAGTCCGGGAACGTCAGTGCAACGCGTTCTTTCCGGCGCCGCGTTGGACAAGCTGACGGTGAAGGTCAACGGCGATTTCCACGAATTCAGTTTCTCGGGTATGGCGCGGGACTTAGTGGATAGCGCAAGCTTCGAGAATGGTCAAGCAGGCCTAAGTTCATTTCCACCGGAGCCGGCAGTAGGGCCGATTAACTACTCGATTATCCCCGGTCATCTGGGACAGGTCTGGCTGGGTAGCACACCAAATCGGTTCTTCACGCTAACTAAAGCTGATATCACATTCGAAAACAATATCGACTTACGAGCAAAAGAATTCGGCGCCGACTTGCCTTCAGCGATCTCACCAGGTCTTCGGGCGGTAACTCTCGATTTCAATCTGTACCAGCAGGATGACGTGGCGACCAGGTCTTTATATCAGGCTGCGCGCCAAAAATCGCCGATCAGCGTAATGATCCAGCTTGGCCAGCAGCAGGGGCAGTTATTCGGCATCTACATGAGTGGCGTGGTTCTTGAAGTTCCGGAATTTGACGACAAGGACAAGCGGCAACAGTGGCAATTCCAGAGCTGCCGGGCGCAGGGAGGCATCGATGATGAAATTTTTGTCGCGTTCGGCTGAGAAAAGCCGCATTCCTGTGTCCTACGAGAGCGTCGTTACAACTGAATCGACGGCGATACCCGGCGTTGTATTTGTGATTAACCGGATCTCGTTTGGGCGGCGGATGGAACTGAGCAGGTTGGTGCGTGAGATCGGCAAGAAGGCGGAGTTCCTGGAAGCGGGGACGGAATTACAAGAGCGAATCGAGGCTGGCATCCTGACACACGAAGTGGATGCCATGTATCTGCGCTGGGGCCTGGTTAGCGTGGAAGGACTGACGATCGACGGCACGCCGGCCACAGCCGAACAGTTGCTGGACAGCGGTCCGGAGGCGCTCACACAGGAAATCGTCGCGGCCATCAAAGCGCAGTGCGGCCTCAGCGAGGCCGAGCGAAAAAACTAATTGTCGCTTTCCATTTTCAGTTCGCGAACCAAGCCGCGTGGAAATGCGATACATGCCGGGCAAGCGGGTTGGAGAAAAAGCGGCAGTGCGGATGGCTCAAGCACGAAGAGCTCGTGTCGTCTGCGATTGTATGGGCTCGAAAACAGGTTGCTGTATCGAGCTGCCCGACGTCGTACATTACACCGGAGAGCATTGCGATGATCGAGGAATTTCATGTTTGGAAGCTGTTTGGAGTGAGCGATGTCAACCGCATGCCGGCGCGACTGGTGGAGGCGATCTTCGTGTTAGAAAACGAACTGCGATTGGAGAGGAATGATGCGGAAAATTGAACTATCGAGCCTGCTGCCCAGCAGCGCAGTCTCGAATCAATCGCGGCATGACGTACTTCAGGAATTGGCGACGACATCATCCGCCGGAGGCTCGGATGCAAGCGCAGCGAGCCTTGGTGGATTGCTGCAGGCGCCAGTGAAGGACATAACGGAACAGATAACAGAGTTGGCCCGGCAGACCAGCAGTCTGAATTCCACTCAACTCATCCAGGTTGGGGCAACACAGGACAATACTCAAGCGGTGACGAGCAACACAACGTCGAAGAGCGGCAGTTCATCTGTAGCCGGCACGGTGGGAAGTATCGCGTCGGGATTGCTTGGTGGAGCACTTAGCTTCGCGCCAATTATCAGTGGTCTGGTGAGTCTGTTCGGCGGTGGTGGCAGCAAACCCACCGCAACCTCGACAGCTTTTGCTTTGCCGCCGTCGGTTCAATCGCAAGCCGGGCTGACTGGCGGTTCAAACGGTCAGATTGTTCCCGTGGATTACGGCCAGAACGGACAGGTCCGCGCGCAGTCCGCAAGTTCTTCACCGCAGGTCAATATTCAGGTGAATGCCATGGACAGCCAATCTTTCCTGGATCACAGCGATGAGATTGCGAGAGCGGTAAGAGAGGCGATACTGAATTCTCACTCGCTGAATGACGCCATTTCGGATTTATGACATGAGCGACTTTCCAACTTTGAAGACCGGCGCGATCTTGCAGTATCCAGCTCAGAAAGCGGTGCGCTTTTCCGCTGTTGTCCTTAGATTCACAGATGGCGCCGAGCAAAGATTTCGCGACTACCAAGCGCCACTTAGACGCTGGCTGATCCGGCTGGACTTACTGGATCAAACTGAATTGCATGTGTTAAGAAAATTCTTTCGCGCACAGTCGGGCGCCGCTGGTACGTTTACGTTCACAGATCCGTGGGACAGCACCGAGTATCTGAATTGCAGTTTCGAGAGCGATGAAATGACCGAAGAACTCCTGGATGAAATGAAAGGGAAGATGGCTCTCACGATTCAGGAGAATAAGGTCTGAAATGCTTCATTACCCTCAACTCACTAGCGGTTCCATGTGTCAGTTTCCCATCCAACGGCGGACCACACTCAGAACGGTAACCAACGAACTTCCTAGCGGTGACAACATACGCATGAGTGACCCGGGAGCCGCTGCTGTGCGATGGCAACTCCAGTATCTGGGACTAACAGATGGTGAGCGGTCGTCAATTGAGCAGCTATTTGAGGCGGCCGAGGGCCGGCTGACAACCTTCACCTTTCTCGATCCCACAGACAATTTGCTGATGTGGAGCGAAGACTATACGAAATCGGTTTGGACTGTCGATCCACTGCTGCACGCAACAGCGGGAATGGCGGATCCGTTCGGCGGCACGGGCGCAATGCAGATAACGAACACGGCCCAGGTGCCGCAAAGTGCGGCGCAGAGTATTGAGGGGGCGAGTTGGTTCCAATACTGTTTGAGCATCTATCTTCGTTGCGACTCTCCTGTGGCCATCCAATTGGTGCTTTCCGCTGCCGGCCAAGAATTGCGCAGTTCGATTCCAGTTGGCACTGTTTGGACAAGAGCGATTAAGACTGGAAGCATTCCATCGAATCAAGATGCTATTAGCTTTCGGTTAGAGCTGCCGGCAGGCGCGCGAATCACTGCCTTTGGGGCCCAAGTGGAACCGCAGTTGGCGCCCGGCTCCTACAAGAAAACGCTGGATCGAGCAGGTGTATATTCCCAGACTCGATTTGACGTGGACTCAATGCCGATCACTACCGATGCTCCTAATCGGCATTCTTGCAGCGTGAGCTTGGTGAGTAGTCTTCATTGAGACTCTAATGATGAGACAGCCTGTGGTAATAACAACTCCGTCACCGTCGCGGCGCGGCAGTGAGATTGTGGGGCAGGCAATCTTGCCTGCAGCCGCCTTTCAGGCGGCTCTGTTGGGCGAGGTGCGGACATTCGGCAAGCGCCGGCTAAAAGCCGGCGGCAGCCAGGATTGGCTGCCCCACGTGTCGCCAGAGCCAGTAAGGATGGTTCGTTCGAGATGAGCACCATTCAAGAGTTGAAAGAACTCGAAACGCCCGGCACTCCGCTGTTTCTGTTTGAGTGTATCTTAAAGTCCGGTGACGTCCAGCGGTGGAGTACTCACAAAGTCACGGTCGAGGGACAGCCGTACCTTGCCCGTGTATTGAAGCACAATCTCTTCGAGCTCAAGTCCTCCTCGGAAACGGCGACTGACGCAGTGGCCAAGGTATCCATCACCCTTGCTAACGCGGACTCCTTTCTTTCGGCGATCGAACGAAGTATCGGATGGAAGGGTTCTCGATTCACAGCCAAATTTCTATTCTTCGACTTGAAGAACGGTGTCGCGGCGTCCGAGAGCCGAATTGTGTTTCGAGGAACAGCCAATCCACCGGACGAATCCACCGAGTCAACTCTGCGGCTTAGTTTTACGAATCGGCTCAATCTACAAAGAATCTTCCTGCCCGAAATTCGGATTCAGAAGCGCTGCCCGTGGACCTTTCCTGCGACTGCGAGCCAACGCCTGGAAGCGGTGAGCGGTGGGGACCAAGGGGAGTTTTCAGCCTTCTATCGATGTGGTTATTCAGCGGATCAAACCGGCGGCGTGGGCAATCTTGATGGCGCCGCACCTTTCACCTCGTGCGACTTTACCCGCGCACAGTGTGAACAACGCGGAATGTTCGACACCGACAGCCGCAACAACACTACGCGAAGATTCGGCGGCATCGAGTTCGTGCCGGCATCGGTGATTGTCCGAAGTTATGGAGAGAAGGGCTCGCACGTTTCTACTCCCCTGGACAATCAGGCGCGTTACAACGACTTTGTGCCTTTGCTCTACGGTACCGGCTGGTATCAGCCTCCTGTAGTCTTTGCACGGAATGACGGTAACCTCACCCGCTTCGAAGTGTTACTCGGCGTCGGCGAGATCGCGGGAGTCGCGAAGGTCATAGTGAATAACATTGAAATTCCGGTCGGCATCACTGGATCTAACATGACCGCGACAGGTTGGTACAGCGTGGTAAGTCCTGGCACAAGGAGCGGTGCTTTTAATCCGGACTTCAGCGACTCGGCCGGTCATTCGTTGGGCGACCCCTATGGCAGCATGGCATTCCTGTCGGTGGTTGTCCCGAACAGAATTTCGGACGGACATTCACTACCGAACATTAAGGTGTTGGTTCAGGGCTTGAAGCTACCTCGGTTTGATAGTGCCGGCAGTCATGTGGACGATGCTTTCACGAACAACCCCGCGTGGGTCTTGCTCGATGTGCTGCGGCGCACCGGCTGGCGCATGGGCGAGGTAGATCTCGCAACTTTTGCGTCGGTGGCCGTGCGTTGTGACGCTCTGGTGTCTACACAAGATCTAAACGACAATGACACACTGATTCCGAGATATCAGTGCAATCTGCTGCTCACTAACCGGCGCAGTGCTGCGGACGTTGTCCGCGGCATCCGGAATGGGTCCGGGCTGTATCTGACGTTCGGCGCAAGCGGGCTGTTGCAGTTACGGGCCGAAGATACTTTGGCGCTACAACAGCCGGTGAAGCCACCCGGCAGTAATAGTGAAGAGTTACTGCAAGACGGCTGGCCGGCCTATGAGTTTGGAGACAACGCCTTTTCGGGAATTCTGCGGCGTGACAACGGTGAAGTTTCATTGCGTGTATACTCACGAAGCGCGGCCGATACGCCGAATCGTTTCACAGTAGAATTTCAAGACGAGTTCAACGAGTACCAACAGGATAGCTTGTCGCTGGTAGATATAGACGACTCCTTGCTCGGTGGACAAGAAGTAACAACACCACTTACTGCCTTGGGACTGCCCAACTTCAACCAAGCTACGCGAGCTACCGCGCTGCAGCTATATAAGTCAGTCCTCGGGAACACTTACATCGAACTGGAAACCAGTGTGAAGGCGGTAGGCATAGAACCAGGTGACCTGATCGCGCTGACTTACTCGAAAGAAGGCTTTGAAAGAGAGCTGTTCCGAATCACAAAGATCTCACCCGCCGTCAATTTTCGCACGGCTGTTATTACGGCCCAAATTCACAAAGACGCGTGGTACACAGCCATTGACTCTGGCACGGCTGGCCTCGGACGGCAGCCGGGATTTGAAGTGGGTCTACCGCGTCCCCTAGTAGGCAGTGTCTTTGATGATGCTGGCTTGCCGCAATTTGCAGTGTCGGAATCGTCTACTGCAAGCAGCGACGGTACTGTCACGATTGATCTCGCCGCAGGATTCTCCGTGCCAGGGCGGCCCACAGTTAGTTCGGTAGGCATCCCGCTGCTTGGACTCAATCCGCAAATAGAGACTAGTGGGGGCGCCATTTCAGGGGGGCAGACACTCTACTACGGTGTCAGCGCAGTGGATGCAAACGGTGATGACAGCGGGCTTTCATTCACGGTGAAGGCGGGCATTCCGGCGGCCACCAACACCAACATCGTCACACTTCGGAGCTTGAGTCTTTCGTCAAGTGCGACGGGGTTTGATGTCTATCGCGGGACGAATCCATCTCAGTTGCTAAGAATCGCCGAGAATTCACCGGTTGCTACGCAATTCGTTGACTCAGGGTTAACGCCTGTTCTCATTGGGCCACCGGATTACAACTACGATCATGCCAATTTCTACTGGCGCCTTGAGTTGCAGCCGGAGGCGGTCGTCGATATACATACGCCCACTAGCGTCGGCAACACCACTTTGAATATGCTGCCGAACGAATTGAAAGGCGCGGCGGCCAGGATCACGCGCGGCAAGGGCGCTGGACAAGAGCGGACAGTCAGTACAAACACATCGACTACCCTAACTCTGTTACGCAAGTGGGATATCGAGCCGGATACGACCAGTTACTTTCTGGTAGCCGATTCCACGTGGCAATTCGGAGCTTCGAGTGCGGCATCGCCAGTTTCATTCGCCGTACCGAATCGTGAGGGCGCCACAGTTCATGTTTCCGGCCGTGCTGCCAATGTACGCGATGAGGAAAACGCTTTCGAACTGTCGCCGCTCACTCGCTGGCGAATCTCGGGTGCTTCCGGCGCGAGTCTCGATGCGGACATTCCGGGCCAGGCTACCTTTGGGCTGTCTCCCACCGGCAGAGGCATCGTGGAAGTATCGGCAGTCGGATTCTCCAGTCTTGCGAACACCCGTACCATTAGCGCGGGAACGTTGACCTTGGCTCATTGGAACGAATTGAACGGGCCATCGTCGATTACACTGAACGTCGCGATCAGTGCTAGCGACGCGACCGTTGGACTGTCCAGTGCGGTCAGCGTGCAGGCGGGCGACTTGATCCAGATCGAGTCCGAGGTGGTTGTCGTTCTGCAAGCCGTAAATAATGGAACCTCTTGCCAGGTAACGCGCGGCGCGTATGGAAGTACGGCTGTCGCCCATGCTGCCCAAACGGCGGTGTATTTACTCGAGAAGAAAACCTTTGTCATGCCTTTTGCCCGCGACTTCTTCGGTAGTCCGGCCAGCGGAAGCTACGCGTATCCGGTAGCGATTCCCGATGTTCGGATCGCAACCGCCGAGCTCTTCCTTACGAATAGTCGCGGGAACAGCAACGTCGCTAGAAGATCGTACGCAGCCACTGTGGATCTTGGGTTGCGGACGCTCTCCGGCGGCCAACTCTCCATCCAAGTGGAGGGGGCGCTTGCGATTCAAGCGGATGCTGCACCGCCGCTGCTAGTGGAGAGCGCCCATTCAGTGCGGGATGTCTTCGCAGTAGTCAAGGAAGCGCCAACCGGTTCGCCTATCGAATTGAGAGTGACGCAGAATGGGCAGTCATATTGCTTACTCACAATTCCTGTAGGCGCCACTATCTCGAACATCGCCGACGGATTCTTACTTGGCCCTTTAGCGACTAAGGCGCGCGTGGGGCTGGATATTACAGCAGTGTCACAGACTGCGGACACTGTCCCTGGTCGTGACCTTACAGTGACCATTCGCTTGTAGGCCCAATGTCAGAGACTCTGGAAAAACTGAGGCCCGATCGTGACCTTCAGTGTTACTTCGAGCATCCATCTGCGATTGCAGCCCTGAGTGGCGCCAGCCCAAATGGTTTCACCGTATCCGGCACCTGGCGGCAGCAGTTCGATTGGGCGGTAATCGAATGGAATCGCGACAACGTCTTTGAGCATCCCTCCATGCGATCGCTGCCTGACAGCGATCTAAGCGGCCTAACTCTGACTTACGATGAAACCCGTTCCAACTGCATTCCATGGGACTCCGACTTGTTTCCCACTGTCGACTGGCCGAATCTTCGCGTTTGGGCGGACAACGGCAGCGGCGAAAAGGTGTACAAGATCCCGCTCAAGAATTATGCGACGGCGATCGAGGGGAGCTATCAGCCGGCGACGGTCCAGTTTCAATTAGGAGGAACGGTGACTGCCGGCGACTACGTGGGGCTGGCGTTTCTGTCCGAACACTATCCCTACCTTATGAACTCTGGAGACACTGTGGAGTTCGCCATTCAGAATATCGTCGCTGGGATAAATGCGTTTTCACCCACTACGCGTGCCGTTGGTGACGGCGCGAACATTACGCTCACATATGTAGGGGCCGGCCAAACACTAAGCAATACAACCAGCGGCGCGAACGGCAACCGGATCGGTGTATATACATTTGTTTCGGGGAGTAGATCTGAACAGTGGGACGCCTTATCGCGGACATTCGCAGCGGGAACGTCACCGTCGAAATGGCGAATGGTATTGCCTTTTGCATCCTTGCAGGATCCAGTGCTGGGGACAATCCCGGCTAGTGTAGTTCGAAAACTGCGCTGGACTTATTCAGCGGCTCTACAGCCCGGGGCTTTTGTGCGAAGCGAGTTTCAGGTTGTAGTTTCAAACTGGACTGTCACGGGGTCCGGCAGAGGGTATTCCATCGCAGGTCCGGGCAGCAGAAGGATTGAGAATGACGCTGGCGAAATAGTATATACGGGTGCTTGGAGTAATTCAATGGGAAATTTCTCCGGCGGAACGATTCATGTAACAAGCACAAACCTATCCAGCATTCATTCCTCCTACACATCGGCCCAACAGCACAGCCTGTACATCGGAACCAGACTGGCCGCGAACGGCGCATTAGTTTCGATCTCGGTGGATGGACAGGCCGCTTCCACAATCGACTTGAATGTTCCGGGAGAGGATGTCCTGGTCAGAAAGCTGCTGGGTTCGTTCGGCCCCGGAAATCATGTCGTTACCTGCACTCACGCCGGCAACGCTGGCAGCTACTTCTATTTCGACTTTCTCGAGATAGCCGTTCCTAGCGTTGCGTTGCCGGCGGCATCGCCGGAATTGAAGCTGACGGTCGCGACGGACTGGGACACCGATCACTCAATTTCACTCGCGCCTGAGCGCACAGCATGGTTAATCAATTCACTTGGTTTTCACGGGAGAGTGAATCACTACGCGGGCGCTCTATGGTTTTATGAACTGACCCGAGTTGGGCATCAATACGCCTCCGGTACCATAACGTTCTCGGGCACACCGGATCACGATCAGATTACGCAGATCTACATTGGCCGAACCGATCAACCATCCTCTACGACCAACGTGATTGACCATTTGAACCTGATTGGCGATACGTCGGAAACCCTGGCAAAGGCTTTCGAACTCGAACTCAATCGCGGATATACGGCTATTCGCGCTCAAGCAACGGGAAGCCAGCTAGTGATCTATTCACGGTCAATGGGTGTCGACGGTAACGCGATTACTCTGGCGACCAGCGCGGACACTGCCAATCTCTCCATGCATGTATCGGCGGCGACGTTAGCGGGAGGAGCCGATGGTAATTGGCGGACCGACTTGACGGCGACGCCGGGCATAAATCGCGCCGTGCGGGATTGGAGCGAAAGTTTCTATCGGGCATTGAATGGCTACGGAATAGATGTCGTCGTGTCATTCAGCATGGAACTGCAGCACGGAGATCCATCGCCTGAGGCTGGCATTGCACAGCGATATCCAAGCCAAGCCGCCGTCATGTTAAACACTCCGGCTTTACAGACGAATTTTTCGCCCACCAGCATCGATTTTTGGAAACGGATCTATCGCGACATGGCTACGGTGCTGGCTGCCGCGGGAGTTCGCCCTTATCTGCAATTCGGCGAAGTTCAATGGTGGTATTTTCCCGACGACGGCTCCGGGATGCCATTCTACGATGCATACAACACGAGCTCCTTCCGGTCGCAATATGGGCGCGATCTCGCTGTCATCACCACCAATACCGTGGATCCTCAAACGATTCCGCAGGAAGCGGCGTTTCTGCCGCTCCAGATTGGCAACTTCACCAACCAGGTGATCGCTTTCGTTCAGTCGGCTATTCCTGACTGCCGCTTAGAAGTCCTCTATCCAGTGGATGTGAATAACACGGCGCTGAATCGAGTGATCAACTATCCGCTCGGCGACTGGACGCCTCAAACACTTACGTGCCTCAAGACCGAGAGTTTCACTTACACATACAGCCGCGACTTGGATTTGAGCATGACTACGATTGCGGCAGGCTCCGACTCGGGATTTCCTCCTTCGCAACGAAGTCATTTGGTGGGCATCGGCGACTCGTCGACATCCTGGCTGAAGGAGGCGCGGATGGCGGAAGCAAGCGGGTTCGAGTCTGTGGTCTTGTTCGCGCTAGATCAATTCTGTCTGATCGGGTATCAACTGCCTTTGTCAACTGGAATGCGCCGCAGCGTTCAGTTGGGCTAG